TGGTGTGCGGTAGCCGGTCGCCGTTTTCGATAGCGCAGATCGTGGTAGGGCTGATCCCGGTGCGTTGGGCTAATTGAAACTGCGTGAGACCCTCCTCTTCGCGCCATTTCGCTAGCTTGCATCCTCCGGGCACATGCCCGTAGCGTCGTAACTTGTCCATGAAGTTATCGCTACCATGACTTGACACGCCGGTCAAGTCGATCTAGGGTAGGAGCATGACCAAGGAATTGACACAGGATGAGCTTGATGCTCTCGATCATAGTGGTAGCGACGAAATTCGTTCGCTTATCTGCGAGGTACGTCTATTTAGGGCGGCCAACGGAAAAGGTCGATCGGTTAAGATTAACGATAATCTCGTGATTCGAGAAACCTTTGGAGCTCCTGTGCTCAGTATCAATTGTGCCGAATTCGAACTTCCGATGGATCGTCGCGATCTTAACGCACTTATTTCGGCATGTAATACGGCGATCGGATGGATGTCATGATCGACACCGAGGTCACCGCGGACAACCTGACCGACGAGCAGCTGCAGGGGGAGCGTCTTGATGCATGGCGCATCTACCGCATGGCATGCCTCGCATCGGGTTTCGCGCCGATGACCGGCTCTGCCGTGCCGATCGATGAACAGGTGCAACGCAAGGCACGCATCGAACTCGCCGAAGCCATCAACGCGCGAAGGATGTGAAGTTATGCAACTATTAGTATTTGCAATCGGGATGATCGGAGCTATTGGATTCGCAATCATCGAAGCATACGCCCGCGCGAAGGCTGGTGCCAGGTGATCGTCACCGTCACAGTGCATGCCAGGAGTGTCCCGTCGCGTAGCTATCCAGCTCTAGGGACATACATGGCGTGGCTTCAGGAGGCGAACGGAATAGGGCGCGGAATCACGCGTGGACATGCCACATGGAGTGATGCGATGCGGGCAGCGATTGCCCTCGCTCAGCGGCGTGGACTCGAAGTCGCCAACAAGGAGGTCACGCTCAGGGCCTGCGATGAGCGTGACGCGTTGAGATCCACCCGCGCGAAGGCGGTGCGGTGATGCGTACGTACGTCCTCTTCCGTTCCTCGTTTCGCAACGAATCGGCGCCGAACATCTCACACGAGACCGTGGACGGTGCGCTCACGCTCTGCGGGCGCCGGGTCACGGACGCGGCCACGGTCGAGCCTGATAGCAATGACCTCGATCCGGACTGTCGCATCTGCTATCGCGCCACAAAACAACCCCAACTCCAGCCTCGGATAGTTGATGCAAAAATGAACGACGCGGACCGTGTTCGCCTTGCAATATCCGACGGTGCCCGCATGCTCGGTCCAGTAGAACGTCAGCGTTGCTCAAAGCACCAGCAACGTTGGATTACCTATCGATGGGCGTGGCGCAAAGACGCTGACATCTCAGGTGGTGATATCGAAGTCGTGCGCCAATGCATCGCTTGCGATAACGCTAGCGCGAAGACCGGCGGGCTGTGACCGACTACACCGAGATTCGTACCGAGGCTCTCGAGATCGGCCTCGATGCATTAGCCGCGCTGTGCGATCTCGCAACTCGAGATACGATCGATCTCGCGGCTGTACTTGCGATCGAATCGTATATCTCCGAGCGTGATGATGCATTCAGTCGTGGACTCGTACGGATGTGGAACGTCACCGGTCCGCGTACGACGCGACGTGGCTGCACATTCCGATCGTTTTCGCGTGCCATAAGGGAGCGCGATCGTCTAAATGGAGACCATGTGATCACTGTTGGGTATGGCGATCGATGGACGTTCCAGCCTATTAAGCTTGTGGTTCATATGGCCAAGGCGTTGATGGAGTTGACATGAGTGATTTCGCTGCCGCTGCATCCGGTCTCATGCAGGCAGCGTTAATCATGTCTCGGGATAATCCCGGAGCCGCAATTATCTTGCTTACTCAGGCGATTGAATTTATCATCCAAGATCTGTCACAGGAGCAGATCGTAGCGCTTCCGATCGTAACAGCGGAGGTCGTTGCTTTCGTTCAATCGCAAGTCGCTCGCCACGGAGAAGGAAAACTACCATCATGACCGTATATATTTTCGCTGTAGTTGTGCTACTGGTTTTGCTCTGTGCTCCATGGATCGTCTGGTATGCGAGCCCGTACGAACGTGAGTTTCGCCGACGTCAGCAGCTGCGCGAGGATCTTCGGAAGTCGCGAGGCATGCGATGACGTGTCAGTGCTCGATAGATCCGATGTCTAGTGAATGTGGCATGTGGGATGGAAATGAAAGCGCATGCATCTGCGTTGAGTATGCGTTGGCTGGTCACCTTCCGTCTTGATTTAATATTCTGCCGTGCCGTGCGTGCGGCCTTGGAGTTACGATGAGTGAGCATAGAGTATCCGTCGATAATGGTAAATATACATTTGTTTTTAATGAACGAATTGGCGACTGGTCTACGGTTGATATACTTCGTCATGGATCTCAATGGATAACGATCCACGATGGAACTAATGCATTGCATTCAATCATGACCGAACTCGATGCGGTGCGTGTCGTGCTGGCTGAAGCACGCATACTGTGCAATAATCAAAACTTCGGTACAGGAAAACTCAAGGAAGCTCTTGAAAAACACGATCGTCTATGCGATGATCGTGAACCTCCGAGCGAGTGGACGAAATGATTCTCCGTTGGCACCGATCTATAGCCAACGGATAGACGAACCGCCGTGTCGATACAGTGAAATGAGGACTGAATGTAACTGTATCGACACGGCGGCGATGTCGCGATCCGCCACGATAGCATGCCGGCACATGCGACGCTCATCCTGGTCAAGACTGCCATCCGTCAGTCGAGCGTAGACGATGGTTCGACTCCATCTCGTGGCACGCACCGATAACGCAAATCAAGGAAAGCTCAATGTCAGAACAGAAACTCGTTCACGATGCATGGTATGTTGGAGTTCCCACTAAACCGGCCTACGGAGATGATCCGAAGACGGGTCGCCTCACCGCCGTGGTGGTGATGAAGATCGTCGAGGGTCCGTGCGCGGGCCGCGAGGTCAAATGGTACAACGCGAAATGGGCACGAGAAAATAACGTGTTCACATTTCGTAAGCTTCGCGCCTGTGGATGGCAGGGCAAGGATCCTGACACGATCGTCGCCGACATCGAAGCGGCGTCGAATGCCGGCCGGCGAGTTCGATTTCAGGCTCGATGGGTCGAAGTCGGTAACGGCTTCTGGTCGGCCGATAATATGCAAGGCGATGGTGTCTACGTGCAGCCGGTCACGGCGCCATCGCAGGACTCACGCGCGATAATGCGGCAAGCGCTCATCGATGCCGAAGAAGACGATCGTCGGTTCCAGGAGCAGCGCGCGGCCGAGCGTGGAAGCTCCGGTGGGGGGTCGCGCGGTAACGAGCGCGGCGATGTACCGCCACAGCAACTCAAGGAAGGCGACTGGTGTCCAACGTCGGGCTGCGATTCGACGTTGCATCGAGATGCGGCCAGGGGCCTAGTCTGCGATAATGGCCATGAAACCATTCCGTTCTGAGGTCTGATCTATGGCATTCGAACAACGCGCACGACGCGAACAAGCTAAACTGCGGCTCGCAATCGATGGCCTGGCGGGAACGGGTAAAACGTATACCTCTATCCTAATCGCATGTATCCTTGCTGAGCTGATGCGCCCGAAGCTCGGGCGACGCGGCAAGGTCGGTGTGGTCGACACCGAGCACGAGTCGGCAGGGTTATTTGCGATGACAGATGCTCAGCTCGATGAATATGCCGAGCTTGAAGGCGACGAAGCTATCGCGTATCTTATTAGACAGGAGGCATTCGATTTCTTCCCGATGCCTCTCGATAACCATAGCCCACGTCAATACGTGGACTTGATTAAGCAAGCGGAATCATCAGGCGTGGACGTCCTCGTGATCGATTCGCTGTCCCATGCGTGGATGGGCAAGAACGGAGCTCTCGAGCAGAAGGATATCGCCGCAATCGGTGAACGCGGTAACTCGTATACGGCATGGCGACATGTGACTCCGATGCATAATCAGCTCGTGGACGCGATGTTATCGTGCAAGCTGCACCTGATCGCGACGATGCGTCGGAAGATGGAGTATCTCCAAACCGAGCGCGATGGCAAAAAGGTAATAGATAAGGTCGGGCTTGCGGCGATCCAACGCGAGGGCATGGAATATGAGTTCACGATGGTCGGCGACATGGATCATCAGCACTCCATGACGATCGCCAAGCACCGAACCACCGGCGGAGTGTTGCAGCTCGGCGAGGTGATCGAGCGCCCCGGGGAAGCATTCACTCGTCGGCTTTGGAAATGGCTCACCGCCGGGGCTGATCCGGTTCGCCGTCTGGCGCCGCAGCCGGCCGAGACAAGATCGATTGCTCCGGCCGATATCATCGAATCGGCGCTCGTTGCGATGGAAAACGACGAGGACTTTAAGTCGCATCTTCCGGCATTGAAGCGGCTCGGCGAGCAATATCCGGGAAACGATAAGCTGATCCGAGATCGATATATGGCGCGGAAGAATCGCGTTGATGTTACGACCGTTAGTGCATTACCACCTAACTCCGAGATCTCGTCTACCGGCGCTTCACCGGCGAGTCAGGAAGATCTGAACGCAATCGTTGATTCGGCGAGACAGGTCTGATTTTGCGTGACATGACTAAGTTGAGATTCTAGAGGCTCAGCTACAGTGTCAATCCGCTATTAGTACAATAGGTTAGTACGTTTGATGACGGAAACGTAATCGATTACGGGAACGTCCATCAAAAGATGCAGGTTCAAGTCCTACGTAGCGGACCGAGGTTATTTATGTTAGAAGCGCCAAGGGCCGGAAAACTAACAGAATGCGATTGCTGGCAATGTTGGCACGCATATAGTAGACAGTCGAGGGTTACCAAATGATCCCCACAGCATCCGGTATCGAGCTAGCACAACGATGTCCTGGATCGTTGACGATCGAACACGTCCAGGAATCGAATCCACATAGCGAACGCGGGAACGCGGATCATGCCGAGGACGAAGCGGCGATCAACGCCGGCAACGTACCCGAAGTATATCTCGAGCGGTGGCCCGAAGTGACCGAATGGCGGGCCGAGGTCGCCTATGGATACGATATCAGTTGCGACACTGGCCGCGAACTCGGGGTGGGGCTCCGGCGGGCTTATGGTCAACTGGGAGCCTTCGAAACCGCCGGCACGCTCGATGCCGAGGGTCGCGGTCCGGGGATCCTCGTTGTCGTCGATAAGAAGGGCTACTCGAAGCAGACGCCGGCCGCGCGCAACCCACAGGTGCGATTCCTGGCTTTGGCCGCAGCCCGGACTCGCCCCGCCGAGCGAATCGAAGTGGCCATCGCGCCGGCTATCGGCGGGCTCGACGTCGCGGCCCTAGATCCCGAATTCGATCTCGACGTTATCGCCGCGGAGACGCGCGAGCTCCTGATCTCGTCCGCTCGCACGAGGGCCGATGCCCGCGATGGTCGTCAGGTACAATTTAATATTGGCCCCTGGTGCCGATGGTGTAACGCATTTAATGCTTGCCCGAAGCAAGACGAGCTCCGAGCGCTAGTGATGCTCGATGAGGGCCATCTAAAACGCGACCTCGTGCACTATCAGGACTTGGCCGATCAGTACGATCTACTACAGCGCGTACGGATTATGGAGAAGCGGCTTTCGAACACGGTATATGGAGCCGCGTCATCGCAACCGATTAAGCTGAAGTCCGGTAAGTTATTCGGACCTCGTGAGGTCGAAGGTAATCGCGTATACGATGGTCATATGGTACATGCTACTATAATGGAAAAATTTAGCCGGTTAGTGGCTGATCGGGTAGTTGAAATGAAGGTATCTCAAGCGCAATTTAAGCGTGTAATTCAACCGCTTGCGCCGAAGCGAGGCTACGAGGCCCTACGTAAGGAAATATTCGATGGTGTCGAAATAGCCGGCGGGATGAAGCGTGGCGTGAAGACTGAATTCGTTGAATACGATCCAGAGGACGTATTCTGATTTTTTCTATACCTCGCAGGCTATGGCTTGCGGTGGATCTGGCGACACTGTGAAGTTGTATCGGTGTCTGTAGTCACGTGGGCTGTCTTGGTTTACGAGCGGCCTTCGCCCATACGAATACTAGCGAGGTTGTCCATGACATGGATTTCATAAGGCATGCGCTGTGGAGGCGAGCTAGGTAACGCCTGGTAGGAAATGACGATGAATTGTGCTACCGATCAGGGCGATAAACAACTGCCATCGATCAACATGGCGCAAATTAAACCATCGTCCCATGATGCTTTCGTCCAAGTGGTAGGACTACGCCATGGTAGCGGATAATACTGGTTCGAATCCAGTAGGCATCACGAATGAAAATTACGATCGAGTTAACCGATGCGCAGGAGCGCGAATTCACGGCCTGCGCTACAGCATCAGGTATCTCACTTGATCGATGGATCGCGGCCTGCGCTACGGTTAAGGCTGCATCGGTGATCGATGCGCTTCAGGCTCCGATGCGAGCCGAGCGTGTTTCATCGAAAATTTCAAATTCAACGATTAACGCTCGAAAATCCACGCTTCGTAAGAAGCGCAGTGCCGTGCTCGAAGCAGCTCAGGCATATAATGCGAAGTTTCGCTAAGGCCTGATCCTGACCATTACGGTCCGATGTTGCGGTAGCGGCCAAACCTTATCATGCGTGACCATTCCGGCGCCGGTTCCACGCACGATCGCAGGTACATGCGGCATACACTCGACCGTATCGAGTAATGACCAGTCGGGATAATCGTGATCCCATGAGGTTACGCGGTCGACGCCGACAATAATCTTGACATGACCGATCCATGGATGCGGGACGCCCGGCAGATGGATCGTCGGATACATAATCAATAGGCCAGGCGCCGGAGTAAACGCGACCTCGGCCAAATCCTGGCCGTGCTTCGCATCCTCGATCATGCTGTTGCAGTTGAGGTCATCGACTACCGTTGGACCGCCGTTCGCGTCGGTCCATCCGCGGTTATAGCCAGGCCGATGACGTCTGATTCCAAAGCATTCGCAGACCGCGAACCCGAAGCAATCACGTTGTCGCTTCGTATTGTTCGTCGCCCACTCAGGTCCAGAATCGTTTCCGCCGACGATTAGGTCACCGGTTCCGAGATCGTAGATCCCGGTTCCAACGCGATCGATTGCCCGGCGCACGGCCTGATCGGCGGTGTAGAGTGTACGTGGTCCGGTGTTCATGACCCACTCGCCAGGGAATCGGCCGCAGCGTCATCGGCGGCGAACGAAGCACGAAGCCGATCGATATGTGCCTGGGCCTCCACCGCCGTGAGCACCGGTAGGGGTTGCCCGAGCGCTTTGGCTGCAGCATCCATAACTATTAGCGCATCCTTGGCTGCGATACCGCCAACACCGGTGAGCGATTGCGCGAAGATTAGAAGCGCGATAGCCGGTTCGATTTTTGCAGTTATAGTCTGGATGCTCATGGGGTCTCTTCGGTGTCGATAGCTACGAATGCGTTAATCGGTTCAGCTCCACAATGCTCGCATCGTGAAGTATAAATACCGGTAATATCGCATGTTTTTCCCATGTCGATTTGCTTACCGTATACGATTTCGTTTGCGATTCGCGATGCTTCTTCGCTAGTCATGGCGTATCTCCATTAATCAACGCGGCCACGATCGAGATGACCTGCGAAACTGCGAGCTTGACGTTGGCGATACTCGCATCGTCATTCAGCGGTCCGGCGATGCCGAGCGCCCGCCAGGCGAGATCGATCGCAAGTTCGACCTTGTCACGCTTGGCACGATAGGCGATGAGTTTTTCATGGCGCTGCTCAGGGGTGAGGGCCGAATTAGTTGCAATCGGCGTCTGAATCGACTGATCAATCTCGGGTAGCTTGGCCTCGATGCCGGTCATAGTTGCAACTGCCGTGGTCAGCGCCTGCTGACGGGCCGATGCACCACAGCCGGCGAGCATGCATCCACCGATCATGAGTGCGAGGAACACCACCGGGGTGACCTTAGCCACGATCTCGACCGGCACCGGAGGTGGGCCCTTGGATTCCGCCTCCGTCGATGATGTCGGAGCTACCGACGCAGCGTTGAAGATTTGCGCGGCGCTCTTGCCGTTATCGGCGATGCCCTGGGCGCCGACATAGACAAGGAGGGCGGCGAAGATCCGATCCAGCGTGGCCGGATCGATCGCGAAGCCGAAGCGACCTCCGACGTAGACGATGATCGCGGCTAGCGCGGCCAGGAACTTCTTTGAAGCAAATAGATCAAGGAGCGCCGTTTTCATTTCTGATTCTCCGTGAGAGTGGCGATGCCGCGCTTCGCGAAAAACGAAGCCTCTTGTAGCTTTGTGATCACGAGCGAGCGATCGCGGCCCGGCGGAACGATTGCCTCGATCTTGTCGAGAGCCTCGGAAAAGATCTCTCCGAGGGCTGTGGCCTTCGCGAGGCCGGTTTCATTGAGCAGATGGACTTTAAATTCTGGACGTGGCATCCGCGCACGGTACCATACTACGGGACGAAAATCGTGGTGGTTTGCGAGGCCGTAACCAGCGACGCATTGTCAGCGATAGCATCTGCAGTTGACACGACATCCTCATCGACACCATCGGATTTGACCGTCATGATAATCGCGGGGGCGGCTCCGGGCGGCAATGCCGCGCGTGTGCATGTGAACGTCTGGCCAGCCTGCTCGATCGACCATCCATCACCTACAGCCGCGGTCGCATCCAGGTCGCCATCGGCGGTCACTGATGCAATAACGTTCAACGCTACAGCCGTTCCGGTATTGGTAACGATCGTCGTATAGGTATATGTCGTTTGCGTGGGAACCGGATCCTGTGAATCCGTGATGGTCACCGATAGCGTGGTTTGCGACGACGGTATCCCAATCCGGGCGCCGATTCGAGCCCCGATCTGAGCGCCGATCATGCTTTCCCATGCATGGCAACGACGAAATCACCACCGGTCGCGCCCACGATCAGTTGCAATCGCGTACGGGCCGGGCTCCATCCGATGCCAAGCTGCCATGACGCCCCGCCCGCCCCGGTGCCTGCTACCGCGGCGATCGTCGGAGATGACTGAGTCCATCCGGTGCCGTCAACTTCAACGTCGCCTGTCACTGGTGTCTCATTGATCCATTCTCCGGCCGTGGCGCTGAAATCGGTAACCTCTTCATGGCCTTGGCTACATGACTGAATTGTAGCCGAGGTTACCACGGCACCAGCGGTATACCCGGTGAGTTGCAAGTGGATACACGTCGCCGCCGCTCCACCGACGATGTAGACGTAGGTCGTATTGGCGAGTAGCGTAAACACGCCCTTGCGCTTGCGCGCGGTAACCTCGGCGCCATTCGAATCCAGCGGCGTGATATATGCGTTATTGCTAGCGATCATTTAACCCTCGTATTGCTCGGATTATACATCGAACTGACGTCTGGAACCTTGGCCATCGGGGCAGGTTTCGGTTCTGATTTGGGTGGCGCACGAACAACGGCAACATGCGATGGATCCGTTGATACGTCGATCGGGATCTGAAACAGCATCGACGCTCGAAGTCGCGCATCGCGAGACATCGGCGCCGATAGATCGCCTACTCGAGCAATTAGGCGATCCTTGGCCATCGCATAAAGCTGTGGAAATGCAGTGCGGAATGTGTCTGCTGCTACTGGACTCATCGGTCCATTGATCGCATGCGTAGAATCGTTGATTACGGCAAGTCGCTGTGAAAGTTCATGCGTCGCCGCTTGCGATGGCACCCACGGACGCTTCGCATAATAATTATCTGGTGGTGGTTTAGGTACCACAGACGCAAGGTGACCGAACATCGCCGTTAGATGTTTCTCGGCTGCTGCAATGAGATCTGGGTCAACTACACCATGCATCTCACGACGCACCTGAGCCTGTACGAGCTCGGGACGCGACGCAGCCGCTAAGATCTCCCTGACGCGCACAGCGGCCTGTGCCTGCGGTGTTGCCCCGGTGGGGTGATTCGGTTCGCCATCGTCGAAAATCCGGCGGCCAAGCGCTGCACTGGTCGCGACGATGGCCCCACGTGCTTTGGGCGCGGCCTCGGCCGCAAGACCAAGCGTTCGATCGATCGCGACGGCAATTTTCTGCTTCGATTTGGCGGCTAACGATGCCGCTCGAGCATCGCCAGTTGCGGCCACACGGCCAGTGAACCGGCCCACGGCGGCCTTGAGTACGCGATATTTGAGATACGCGCTGAGCAATGGACCGATCACCGGGATATCATGCGGATTAGGCAACCCAGGTACGCCGATCTCTGCGGCAACGCCGGCCGTGGTCAGGATCGCGCCGAGCTTTGATGTGCTGGCCGGTTCCGACACCGGTATCGGAGCCGGAGCATTGGAGCGCGCGACTTTCGCCGCATCACTGGCCTCGCGCGCCTTGATCTTGGCTTCACCTTCAATTACACGTGCTTTTTTGTACGCTGCATCTGATTCAAGTAGAGCCTGCTTAGCTTCTGAGATCTGAGGCTTAGCCGGAGGATTTGCCGATGGCCGCCTGTCACGTCCGACCGGTTGCGGATCCACATGATCATCGATTGCGCGCGTCGATCGATCGACCATCTTTCGATCTGCGGTGTCCTCGGAAGCGCGATATGCCGCGGCATGTTCCCTGGCAAGAGGTGGAGCAAGCTCACCCATGCCATCCACGAGCTCGGCGCCGCTTTTCTCGTACGCCGTGATTACCTTGGCAACCTTGGCGACATCATTAACCGCGTTCGGCATTCGGCCAACGGCGGTGATCTGAGCATCGATCGTCTTGGCCTCGGTCATGGCCGTAGCGCGCTCGATATCGTTGGTTGCAACTGCGGACCGTTCGATCGCGGCATCCTTGGCCACTTCGAGTTGCGCGGCACGGCGTTCGGCGATCTCTCGATTCGCTTGCGCTTCGGCCTTGGCCATCGGAGCATTGCGCTCGCGGAATGCCTGAGCTTTGGCTGATTTTTCAGCTACGTAGTTAGCGCGTGATGGGGCACCGATCGACTGTAGGGATTCACCTGATGCAAGTTTTTCATTGGTGCCACGCAGAAGTCCAGTAAGCGTTAACTCTTCTTCATTAGTTACTAGATCAACCTTAACTACTCGTATAGTACGTCCATTTATTTCTTTATTTACAATAGATTTTACCTTGAATTTAGATCCACGGCCAAGTAGAAGCTCGTCCTCGTTCATTCCATTATCTGGAATTTTTGCCGCTGCTGTGCCCTTTGGCGCAGAAATCTCCAACATGGTAGATCCAGGCCTAAGCGTATAGCTATCAACTGCTACGTTTCTATTTGTGCTAGTTGGCGAGTATCCTGGATCGTGTATAATTGAACCTGGCTCAAGTTTACCACTAATTCCGCGTGATTCTCCTTCAGATCCAGATCCTATTCCACGATATAGTGTTATATCTTTAGGTATGCGCTCTCTTTTGATAGCGCTATCTATGTTAGCGATAGTATCTTTTATTTCACTATCGTCACGAAACACAGAACCTTCGCTCAATTTTCCAGATCGCGCATAATCCTGAATATCAAGCGCTCTACCGCCTTGGAAGTCATATAGCGCCTGTTGTTCAGCTTTGATTGCGTCGCCGCCACGCAATGCACGCGTGGCCGCAGCGGGCTCCGTGGGTGCCGATGCTTCCGATGCCGCCCTGGCCAAGTCATCGGCCGACTTGATACCACCTACACCAGGAACACCGAACTCACCCACTGGCACCACCGGGGCCGCCGCCGATCCGAGATCGGGCGCCTCGATCGAACGGAGCACATCCTCGAGCTCAGTTCGATTTGCTTCGTGCGCGGTCACCAGCCGATTGAGATCCTCGAAGCTTCCGACGAACTTCGGGGCCTCCTGCGCTTCGATCGCAGCGATCTTTTCATCTAGCCCAGTCGCCACAGCATGGGCCTTATCAATCTCAGGCGCCAGTGCCTGAACCTCCGCGAGTCCCGCTGATGCCCGATCGCGACCCAAGGCGGCACTCTCGCGAGCAGCGCGAGCCTTGGCTAGTTCGGCCTTGGCGATGTCGAGCGCTGCGTCATGGGCTTCGAGCGTCGCCTGATACTGCGTTTGCCACGCCTGCGACGCACGCATCGCGGCGTCGTCGGTACCATCGACGAGCCGCGAAAACATCCGCCGTGCCGCTATGGTACCCTTCTCGAGTCCCATCGCAACCGCACCACCGCCGGCGCCAAACGCAAAGCCGCTACCGAGCGCACTTGCAATTCCCTCGGCCGATAGATCGCGGTCGCCGAGCGCCGTATCCGCTAGGTAGGCACCTGCATTCTGAGCCGCGCCCTCGATGCCACCGCCGAGTAGAGCCGCAGCGCCGCCTCGCTCGATGAGCGGAGACACACCGCGCGATAGAAGCCCGGCCGGCGACAACGAAGCCAGCGAGGCCGGATCGGCGAATGCGGGCAGGACGGCACCGACGACTTGGCCGGCACCCGAGACGATCGGATTTGCTTCTCGATCGGCACGTAGTCGCGCAAGGTCGCCTCGGTTGAGAATACCGCTTAGCGCCATATCCGATAGGCCAAGCGTCGCCCCAGAGAGCACACTCGATGCGCCGGCCCCAAGCGTTCCGAGCGCACCTCCGGTTGCGGCAGATTCAACCGGGACACCCGCCTGCGCACCAGTAACCGGAGTGTATCCGCCAGCTACGGCAGCACCGGCACTATCATCCGGGATTTCCTCGATAGCCCCGGTGGGGGAACGGTACAGGCCCATCAACGCACCGGTTCTGGTTCGATGCCACCCGGCGGTACGAAGGATCGCTTGTGTTGCATACGCGGCGTCAGGTCGATCGGAACCACCGGAGTGTATATTACCTTGATTAATGATTCAGCACGCACGGCACCAGCGTCATTAGCTACTTTGGCCATCACATCGTTAAATAACGGACGATTTGTGTCACGCAATAGCCGAGCGACGCCAGTATCAAGCCCAGGTCGGTCAGCGTTCGAAAGCGGACGCGATAACGTATTTACGATCGACGCGTATGCGGCATGACCGGCGGTGTCTGCTCGCTTCGCGAGTCCGCGGACGAGCTCATCTACGGCAGGATCGAGTCCATATATTGATGTCGGCCCCGGCACGATTGCGCCATTTTCATCTCGAACAGGAGATCCACGCCGAGCACCTGCGGCATCGAGTGCCCGATCGTACCCTTCCGATGATAGCGAAGGCGCAAGTAGCGCTCCGTTTGATCCTGCGCTACGCCCCTGCATCGAAAATACCCGCGGATCGTACCCGGCGACATCGCCAGGATCGCGTGACGCTGGCAACGTATCAGCTGCGATCTCCTGCGCCGTCTTGCCAGAAAAATCCGCAGTAACGTCAGCGCTTGGCGTACCAGGTTTCCATGTCGTCTTGATTCCAGCACCGGAAAGAGCGACCTGAGCCTTCTGTGCAGCAGCCTGCTTAAGTGCATCGATAGCTTCTATTGCCTTACCTTTATCGATCGTTCTAGATGTCCACGAATCAGGATCGATCTGCATGACACCGTTGAACGCATCTAACGCCTTTACGCTAACACGCTCGCCTAGCGTCTTTACATAATCAGCATTTGCAACCATTAGCTTAGCTGTTGTAGCTGCCCATGCTTTACGATCTATAGCACTTGGATCTGACTCTAATATCTTACGAGCGGAATCAAGTGCTACTGTTACGTTCTGTGCATCTTGTAGAGCTTCTTGAACTTTATCAGGCTTGATCGATCCTCGAGCAACCGCGGCATCATTAATTTGTGCGTCGGATCGTATACTATCCGCATATTGCTGCGCCAACCTTGTTGCAATTGACGGATCCTTGATTGCATCGGTGAGCTGCGTTGCCTGCACTTTATCTTCGATGCGCGCGATGTATGCCTTGGCAACCGGCGTAGGATCCTTACGGATTTGTGCCTCCATGAGATCGGCATCAGCAAATTTCTTCCGACCGGCATCGGTAAGCATGTAATCGCCGGTCACCGGATCAAGGATGCCGGCATCCTTAATGGCCTTAGCACGCTCTCCGGCTTTGGCGTTACCGGCGAGCATGAGCTTCTCCGCAATCGAATCGATATGTTCCTGTGCCCGCTCGGCTCGATTAGCATCATTCTCGGCCTGCTGAATATTCTGACCACGAATCGTCACGCCGAGCTGTTCGCGATGTATCTGATACGCCTGCGCCCGTGCCGCCTGCGCATCTAATCGCTGCTGAATCGATGCCTGGGTACGCGTCATCAGTTCGCCCTTACGCGCATCGATATCTGCCATCGCTGCTTGTGTTTGTGCAGCAATGATCGGAGACGTCGTCTTGTCGTGGATCTCCTGAGCGCGTCGTTTAGCTTGTTCTAGTCCAGACATTAGTAACGTGTTTTGCAGTTGCATTTTGTCGTTACCGGACTGGCGCAGTATATCGATTCCGGTACGCTGCAATGCAAGGTTAGCCTTGCCAAGTTCGATGTCCTGCATCTGTGCCGCGACCTTGCGATCGACAGCTTCATAGACCGGCTTCATCACGTCGCCCATCGGTTGACGATTGAGGGCTGTACCGAGGATGTTCATTGCCGTACCGATCTCGGCTAGGACTGGATAATCTATGCCATGATCGATTCGCGTGTTAGCCAACGCAGTTGCATTTCGCAGGTACAGAGCTGTTGCATCGTTCACCGCTTTGGCATTCGCCTCGGCATCGGCTTTCATCTGTGCCAGCTGCTTATCGGCGGCATCGTTCGCGGCCGTCTCGATATTGCCGACGACAGTCGCCTGCGCTGCCTGGGCTACACCCAGGCGAGCCGCCGCAGCCTTCTGCTCCTCCATAGCACCGAGCGTGACGTTCATCGGCCCGGCCTCGCCCATCACCTGGAGGCTCTTGTCCGTGAGTGGCTTCGGCGTGTTCGGCGGACCGGGGACGGCATCGACCTCGGCCGGCGTCGTCACCGCGCCAGCTACGCGCTGAGATGGCTCCGGTGGGGGGTGATCCGGTGCCGGCGGCGGGCTCGACACCTGCGCCGGCGACACCACCGGAGCATTAACCGGCGTCGTCGGTGGAGGCGTCATTGCTTGCAGCGCTTGCGTGTCGGCCGGATCGAACGACGGATCACCTCCGCTGGGCAGCTGAGGTGGCGCGGCGATGGGCACCGCAATCGGCGGCGGAGGCGCAAGGCCACGGAAGTAGCCCTCCAGGCCATCCGGCACGTTGACCATGCGACCGTCGGCGGTGACCATCTGCGCCATTTACTGAGCCCCCGTATCGGCGTTCACGGCATCGCTGGGTCCGCTCATGCCGACCGGATAAATCGAACCGCGAAATGCACCCGGAGGATAATAAGCCCCCGTCGGTAGTAACCCAAGCGCGCGATTCTTCCGAGCGGTTTCTGCGTTGATCGCGGCCGTCTGTGCGTCGATTGCTCGGATGACCGGCGTAACGATCGGATGTTCCGCCGCGACTGGTGTGACGATCGGTTGAGCACGCGCACGTTCGGCGGCAATGGCCGGCAATGCGCGCACCTGCGATGGCGTACGTGCACCACCCTCAAGTGCGGCAACACGATCGCTGAGTCGCGCCAACATCGCGGTATTAGCCCCGGCGAGTTTGCCGGGATTGATTGCATCCCCGGCCGGTGTCGGTACCACGGCCTGACCGAGTCCAGCTCGTTGTAGATCTTGCGTCGTTACGCCGAGTTGTTGACCGGGACCCATCGATGGATCGCGGTACTCATACACGTATGGCTGCATCGATGCGAGTACATGATCTGCGGCGTACGTACCATCGCCGATGTTTTTCTTCACTCGCTCGTCGCTGTATGTCGGATCGTTTGGCATTAGATCATCGCCACCGTTGAACACTGGAGGTGCCCCACCACCACCGGATGGCGGTGATGGATTTTTCCCCCTGTACGCACCATATGCCGCTAGCGCCTGTCCGCCACCCTGAAGCAGAGCATTACCAACACCCGGAATCGGCGGTAATCCAGCCTTAGCGAGATTAGCGTTAACCTGCGCTTGATCCCAACCGAGTAGTTGCCCCATCGACTGAATCTGATATGAATCGTTCATCTGTCGCTGGGACAGTTGAGCCTGCATGTTCATATTCGCGGCGTTCGTATCCTGGCCATACATCTGGCCATATATCTGGCCGAGTTGCTGGTTTGCAGCCTGCTGATCCTGCATCTGTGCTTGTGCCGCCGCACCAGCGCCCTGGAGACCCATGTCGGCGCTGTTACGCTGCATGTTGCGATATGCGAGCGCACTATTCGCGCCACGCGCCATCCGGGCCGCAGACTGCTGCGCCGCATACGCTTGGCCAAGCTGGCGATTGACCGCGAGCTCACCGGCTCCTGCTTGCTGGCCACTTGCAATTGACCCGAGTCGGTTCGCGGTGCCCATCAGGTTGCCGCGTGATTGCATCATCAGCCCCTGATCAAGCTGTGGCGCGTAACGATACTGGGCGCTGCCGGCCATATTCGCCAGTGATTGCGTTGCCGCGCCGTAGTTCGGCATGGTGACGTCGACTTTTCGACCGTTGTCACCATCATCGCCACCGAATAGACCGATCGCACCACCGATCAGGCCGCCCGCGGCGGCACCCCAGGGACCAAGAGCAGCTCCAGCGGCAGCGCCGCCTGCGGCGCCTTTGGCGCCTCCTCCCCAGTTTACCATGGCTTAGATACTCCTTCCGGGCGTGAACGGCTTGCGCGCGTTGCCCTTGATTGCGCCGGTTATCAGCAACTCGGTGAGTTCTAAACTCGGCCCAAGGTTATCATCTTGTTGGGCGTCGGTGAAGACGAACTGGATCGCAGATCCCTTGGTGTTGAGATGCACGCGGTACATGAACACATCGTCAGAGATCCCACCGAACACACCTGCACCGAATCGTCCAGTGCCAAACCCAGATCCACCGATAGGTTCAACTCCGATTGGATTAGCACCGTCACCGGTACGCCATCCAGTAGACGATGTGTCGTTTGTGGCGTCTAGGTATAGCACAGGACCAAATTCAGGATCGTAATCGGTCTGGTACTGGACGCCTAGCTGATGCGGAGATATCCATGTGCCGAGCACATGCAAGTACCAGAACCTACAGAAACCCTGAAGCTGCTCCTGGAAATGCAACCATGCCGTGGCTACCAGTATCGTGATCGGTAACCCTGCATCGCTGTATACTCCAGGAGTTTCCTGGTACACGTGCTGTCCATCGGTGCGCAGATAGTAGTATTGATCATCTATGAGTACGGCATCTAGACCTTCGTGATTTGTCCACGTAGCCCATGCCTTACGCTGGTAATCGTATAGTAGCGTCTGTCCGGCATCGGTCAAAAACACCACCGACGTACGATCGGCAAGAAGCGTTGCTCGCGTGATCCGTTGGCCATTGAACGCTTCGACCGGTGCTCCGGTGTACTCAACACCGGAGCCGTACCCAGGAAGAGTGTAGATTCCCTTAGCGCTCTGAAACATCCATCCATTAGGAGCCAGTACGATGCTCGATGGATTTTTGCATCCTACGTCTGACGTGATTAGCTGAGGTGTTGAGAATCCGCTTGTAGATGTATCTCCATTGGCTAACGGACCATCTCCGGAGAATATCTGGATAGCATGCTCCTTCCAAACGATGATCTGATCATCGCGTGCCGCCATCGCCGTGATATCATCGCCGAACGGATCCGTGGGTAGCGACAAATCAGGTGGTAGTTCTACTCCGAATCCGTCAGAAAGCTCCTGAGAGTATCGTATAAGGTTACCGTTGCTGATATCGTTAGCGAATAACCTAGACTTTCCACGCGCCAACACAATGCCGATGGAAGTTGGATCGTTGCTTAGGATACCGCCATTGGTGTATATGGTTTCCTGAGTTGCAAGCGTAGCGTCGCTTAGCCGATCGATAAATATCACAACGTCAACTGTTGTATTATTTAGTATTAGTCCATTAGGCGTACCTGCCGTAGATGGATCTAGCGACGTAACACGAAATAGCTGAGCCGTGTCTCCAGTTTTCGCAGCCAACGAGCGCGCGACACAAATCACGGCGCCAGGTTTTGCCGTGAGCCGCAACGTAGGAAGCGTTAACGTTACCTGCGTATCGCTACCGCCCATCGTAACTAGCGTGCCGAGACTCGTCGGACCTTGGTGTACTTCGCCTTGGGCATCGGTCCATTCGTACCATGCACGATATTCGTATACGGTCGATGATGTCATCGACCCGCCGGTACTTGATGACGTAGCTATAAGCTCGGGGCCCACATGAAATCCCTGCTCGGTCCATTGCCGGCCGTCATAGTGCATCGGGCAAGCGCCACCAAGATAGAGGCCACGACCGAGTTGCACTTGCTGATGCGTGTCACGCGAATCGAAATCTAGCGTAACTAGGCGAATTCCGGTTTCGCGAAATGCAGTATTAGTTGCACTAATCACACGTTCGCGTACCGGTAAACAAAATCGCGTGGCGTTAACGGATGTCAAATGCTTACGAGTCGGAAGTCCGGTTGCTTGAGCTGGCACATGACGTCCTACAACGGCGGGAAGCTGTTCATCGTCTAAGCGAAACGTCAGGTAAACGTTAAAAGAAGTCGTGTCGTGCACGAAAA